CGTCACATATCCAGCATACCCAGCAACCTCAGTAGAGGCAAGAGAAGCCATTAAGAGAGCCATCTTGGAAATAAAAGAGGGCAGAGAAGTAAGTGGTGATTCACTATTAGTATTAGAAAGCGTATTTGGAGACTTAGCAGAAGGTCATGAATATATCATGAAGGCTGTAGAAGTCATGGGTACACTACTTGGTAACAATGGAGTAGAAGGAGAAGAAGAAGAAGATTCTTCAAGTCCATTGGAAGATGTTGAAGAACAAGAATTAGAAATGTCTGCTACCAATGTTATAGATGTTATAGATGTTCCTGGACAAGGTGCAAAGATTGTTGGAGATCATCCATCAGTTCTAAACTTCCTACCAGATAATCTACCAAGATCAATGTCTCTACGCTTAGCACAAGCAAAGAGAAACACAATAAAATAATATTCCTATTCTAAAAGATAGGACTGAAGTCGGAGTTAGGCTCACACCCGTAAGCGTCGTGAAATCCATAACCACCACCTCAAACTAACATAACTCACAAAAGGAGAACAACAAATGTCTTATTTAGACAAAGTAATTGAACGCCGTGATGCAGTTAAGGTTGAAATGGATGCTATTCTTGAGGCAGTTGCTGCAGAGAATCGCACAGACCTTACAAATGATGAATCAGCAAAGGTTGATGCCCTTGTTGAAGAGTCACGCTCACTTGATTCAAAGATTGAAAAGTTGACTGCTCAGGCAGCAGCAGATGCTAAGGCAGCAGAAGCACGATCAGCAGTGGCTGAAGTTGCAATGCCAAAGGTTGGCGGAGCAACAGTAACTCGTGAGGCTCGTACATACTCACCAGAGTCTGAGGTTTCATTCGTTAAGGATGCATTTGCAGCAAAGTTCAGCAATGACTATGCAGCACAAGAGCGTCTTGCTCGTCACACAAAGGAAGAAGAAGTAGAGCGTCGCTCTGTTGGAACTGGCAACTTTGCTGGTCTTGTAATTCCTCAGTACCTTGTTGATCTTGCAGCACCACTTGCTCGTGCAGGTCGCCCAACAGCAGACTTCGCAACAAACAAGATGCTACTTCCACCAGCAGGTATGACACTAAATATCTCACGCATGACAACTGGTACATCAACTGCAGTTCAGGCTGCTGAAAATGATGCAGTTTCAAATACAAATGCTGACGATACACTATTGACTGTGAATGTTCGTACAATCGCAGGTCAACAGGATATCTCAAAGCAGGCTATTGAGCGTGGTACAGGTATTGACTCATTCATCATTCAGGACCTTATCCGTGGATGGCACACAACACTTGACAACCAGATCCTAAATGGAGATGGAACATCAGGTTCTATCCTTGGTCTTTCAAACACAGTTGGAATTGGATCTGTAACATACACAGATGCATCACCAACAGTTGCAGAACTATATCCAAAGTTGGCAGATGCTTACCAGAAGATTCAGACTGGTGCATTCATGAACCCAACACACTGGGTAATGCATCCTCGTCGCCTTGCATTCCTACTCTCAGCAGTAGATTTGTCAGGTCGTCCATTGGTAGTTCCAACACTAAATGGTCCAATGAACGCATACGCAACAGGTTCAGGTCAGGCATTCTACGGTAACTCAGGTTACTCATTGATGGGTCTACCAATCGTTGCAGATGCGAATGTTACAACAACAGCAGGTGCTGGCACTAACGAAGATGAAATCTATTGCGTAACTGCACCAGAGTTCCATCTTTGGGAGCAGGCTGGTTCACCATTTGCATTGAACTTTGATGCAACAGGTGCTGGTTCTTTGACAATTAAGTCAGTCGTATACGGATATGCTGCAGCAACTGCAGGCCGTTACCCTGCTGCATTCTCAAAGATCTCAGGAACTGGTCTTGTAACACCTACATTCTAAGTTAAATTTGCACAGGGTTAGGCCTTGAAACCTAACCTTGCTGCAATACTTAGAGCAATCTAAGGGAGAGTAGGCCTGAATGTCCCCGCTTTGGGCCTACTCTTTTTAAAAAGGGGATTTATGAAAAAGATTAAAAAGATTTTTAAAATCAAGAAAGAAACAGCAACTGCAACTCCTAAGACGGAGAAAGCAATGTTGCCTAAATTGGAGAAGAGGATTAAATGAAGCCTACGCTTAGTCAAAGTGTGCAGCCTAATAATGTCTATACGACATTAGCAGATGTAAGAAACAGCCTTCAAATTGAAGACAGCCTGGATGATAATGAAATCCAAATGGCGATTCTTGCTGCATCTCGCATGATTGATGACTACTGCCAGAGATCTTTCTACCAAGAGGGTACATTAGCATCACCTGTTACAAAATACTACACACCTGTAAATCCGTGGTATTTAGAGATTGATGACCTTATTCAACCAACAGAAATAGCCTCAAGAGCAAATCAGTCTGGACCATTTACACAAATTTGGAATTTAGATACAGATGTTATGTATGAGCCTGTAAATAACCCAGAAACTGGGAAGCCAGTTACCAGACTATTAGCAATTCAGACATATGTATTTCCTTATTTCTTTCCTCAGACAGTAAAAATAACTGGAGTTTGGGGTTGGTCCTCAATTCCTTACGAAGTAGAATTAGCCTGCAAGATTCAGGCAGCAAGATTATTTATTAGAAAGCAATCTCCATTTGGTATAGCAGGCTCTGTAGAGTTAGGAACAGTTCGTCTTAATTCTCGTCTTGATCCAGATGTTGAGATGCTTCTAAAGACATACCGTAGAAACTTTGGGTTGGCATACTAATGGCTATTACTAATGTTAATGGTGTAAGAGATGCACTCAAAGCCAACCTGCAGACAATAACAAATCTGAGAGTCTATGACTTAATTCCAGATGTTATTGTTCCACCATGTGCAGTAGTAGGGCAATTAGATTTCACATTTGATGTTGACAATATGCGTGGTTTAGACCAAGCATCTGTTGATGTTTTTGTGATTGTTCAAAGAATATCTGAAAGAACAGGGCAAGAAAAACTTGATGGTTTCTTGGCTGGAAGTGGTACTGGTTCAATTAAAACTGCTTTAGAATCAGATAGATCGTTAGGTGGTCTTGTTGATACTCTAAGAGTTATAACTGCTGAAAGTGGCACTTATACTACTGGAGAAACACAATATTTATCTTATCGTTACAACCTCACAATTTGGGGATAGGAGAAAACAATGGAATATACAGTTACCTCAAGTAAAAAAGTTTGCGGTAAGATTAATGGTGAAAAACTTACCCAAGATGATATACTTAGTGCAGGAGGAAGTGTTGAACATCTTCTTGCAGCAGGGCATATCAAAGAAGCAGTAAAGACACCAAAAGCAAAAGAAGAACCACAAGTGCTAAAGGATGAACCAGAAGCATTTGTTTTTAACAATTTCAATTACGAACAAGGAGATAAATAACAATGGCTCGTATAGTACTTACAAATGTACAAGTTACTGTTGGAGCAGTAGATCTTTCTGATCATGTTGCGTCAGTAACACTTTCAACCACATATGATGTTTTGGAAACCACTGCCTTCGCAGGAGGAAATGTTCCAGCAGCAGCAAAGACAAGAATTGCAGGATTGGCTGATAACTCAGTTACTCTTGAATTCCACCAAGACTTCGCAGCAGGCGAAGTTGAGCAAACAATCTATCCACTTTTGGGTACAACTGCAGCAGTTGCAATTAAGCCAAACACATCAGCACCAATTGCAGCAGATAATCCAGCATACACATTTGATGCTTTGATTTCAGAGTGGACACCACTAAACGGAGCAGTTGGCGAATTGGCAACAGCATCTGTTACATGGCCTGTCTCAGGTCCAGTAACTAAGGATGTAACTCCTTAATATGGCTAAGATAGTTCTAACTAATGCGTATGTTCTTTTTGAGGGTACTAATGATTTTAGCGACCTTATTTCAAGCATAACGCTTTCTACTGTTCATGATGTTCTTGATGTGACTCCTGTAAAAGATGGTCAAATCTACAAAGAAGTCATAGCAGGTGTTGGAACTAACTCAGTATCTTTTGATTTCTATCAGGACTTTGCAGACAATTCTCTTGAAGAGTTTTTCAATGGAAACGGTACTACTGTAAGTCGTGTAGGAACAAAAGTATCTTGTGTGGTTAGGCCGTTAAACGCACCTAAATCACAATCAAATCCAGAATACCAGTTTGAGGCATTGATAACTGAATGGACTCCGCTAAATGCTGCGGTGGGACAATTAAGTACAATATCTGTAAACTGGCCAATTTCTGGAGCAATCACTAAGGACACTACTCCTTAGTTTAAACTAATAACCTTGAAGGGGAAATTAAAATGGATGGACTAAGTATCAAAGTAAAGACCAGTGACGGAAATGAAGGCACATATGCTCTTCGTCCAAAGACTCTCGTTGCATTTGAAAACAAATATAACAAGGGTTTTGCTAAGTTGCTAACTGAAGATCAGAAGTTGGAGCATATCTACTTCCTGGCTTGGGCAGCGATGAAGGATGCTGGTAAGGTGGTAAAGCCTTTTGGAGAGTCTTTTCTTGACACGCTTGACAGTGTGGAATTAGAGACAGACCCAAATTCAGAATCCACAGAGACAGCCTAACCTATACGGTAGCAATGGTTTCTGTGGAGACTGGCTTATCTCCAGTTGATTTGCTTGAAGCACCTGACGGTATACTTGAAGCAATAGTTATTTATCTCAAGGAGAAATCCAAGAATGCGAGTAGGCAATGAGTAGCAGTGCATTTGTGTTAACTGGTATCAAAGAAACACTAAGTGCATTAGAGGCCTTTGACAAACAGGCAGTTAAAGAGTTTAATAAAGTTATTAACTCTGAACTGAGCAGTGCTAAAAAAGAAGCACAGGCATCTGTTAAGGCTGAACCACCACTAAGTGGATGGGCTACTCAGCCTCCTCGCAATCCAAGAAGTCGTGGTGGTGCAGGATGGCCTGCTTGGGATCAGAGTGTTATTAGAGCAGGAATTTCATCTACAAAGGCTCAGGGTAAAGTAAGAAAAGACTACACTACCAATGCTGGTGCATTAAAGAATAGATCAGCAGCAGGTGTTATTTATGAATTGGCAGGTAGAGCCAATAAAACAGCAGGTAAGAATGGATTTATAAGTAATCTAAGTAGAGAAGATTCTCCATTTATGCCATCTCGCTTGGTCTGGAATGTAGTAGATAAAAACAGATCAAAGATTGCTCAAAATATTTACAATGCCTTGGAAAAGGCCAAAGCAACACTACAAAAGAATTTAAATACGAGGAAGGATTAAGACATGGCAGTAGGTGCAGTAGTAGCGTCAATCGTTTCTCAGTATACGGACAAAGGCTCTAAAGCAGCAAGAAAAGACATTGCTAAACTTGGAAAAGACTTTGATGCTGCAGCACAAAGGATTACTAAGGTTTTTGCTGTTGCTACAGCAGCCACTGCTGCGTTTGCAATCAAATTAGGTAAGGATGCTGTTAAAGCAGCAGTAGAAGATGCAAAATCTCAGGCCATGCTTGCCAACAACCTAAGAAATACTCTTGGTGCAACTGATGCTAATATTGCTGCTGTTGAAGCATATATTGAAAAGCAACAGGCTTTAACAAATATCCAAGACACAGAATTAAGAGCAAGTTTTGGTAAATTGGCTATAGCCATTGGAAATACAAGCGATGCCATGCTTGTTCAAGGTGTTGCACTTGATGTTGCAGCAGGCACAGGAAAAGATTTATCCGCAGTTACAGACGCAATTACCAAAGCAAGCCAGGGCAATTTTGCGGCATTAAAGAAGTTAGTACCTACAATAGATGCGTCTATTATTAAGAATAAAGATTTAGGTAAGGCACTTGTATATCTATCAAGCACATATAAGGGTGCTGCACAAGAGATGGCAAAGCAAGATCCAATTACCAGCCTTTCAATTGCATTTGATGAATTAAAAGAAAAATTAGGCGTAGCCTTACTACCTGCATTTATTCAATTAGCAGAGTATCTTAAGACCACAGTTATTCCTCAACTTGAATATTTCTTATATCTAAATCAAGATAAGTTAGCAAATGCTCTTGAGTCTGCCGTTGGAAATATCAAAGAAATTGCTCAGGCATTTGCAAATATCTATAAGGTTATTGAGGGAATTAATGAAATTCTTCCAATTGGTATTGGTGGATGGATTCAGTTAGCAGTTGCAATTAAGGCAGTAACTGTTGCTGGAGGAGTTCTTACAACAGTTCTTGGTATCCTAACAGTTAGATCTAAGATGAATAAGGACATAGTTGAAAAAGCAACTCTGTCTAATAGAAAATTTAGAGATATTCTTATAAGCGATGCTACAAGTGGAGAAAAACTATTAAGAGTTTACTACAGAATGAAGGGTGCTCTTTTAAGTTCTACTCCAAGCGTATTTATTATTAGTTCATTCCACAAGATGAAAACTGCTATGCTTGCATCTGCTGCAGCAGGAAATAAAATGGCAGCAGCACTTGTCTTAATAGGAAATAAGTTAAAGACGATATCAGTATGGCTACTCAGAACTCCATGGGGTAGACTGCTTCTTGCTGCTACTGCTATAGCAGGAATAGTTGCTAAACTTACAGGTGGAAAGAAAATAACTCTTGATGATCAAGCAAGAGCAGCAGAGTATTCAATGTGGAAGGCTGCCAAAGCAACTGAATCCATGGATGATGCTCTGAATAAGTATAGATCTACTCAAAAGACTGTAGTTGCAAAGACTAAAGAGCAAATTGCTGAAGAAAAAAGACTTGCAGCAATTAAAGCCAAGCAAGCAGCAGAAGATAAAAAGAGAGCAAAGTTTGAAGCAGATTATGCTAAGTTAAACGAAACATTAGCAAAACGAGCAGGAGTAAAACTATTATCTTCTGAAGATGAGAAGATGGTTCAAATAAATGCAGCCATTGCTCTTGCTGATAGACAAAAAGTTATAAATGCTCTTGATGTAGAACGCTTGAAGAGAATGAAAGAAGAAATTCTCTCTTTGGCTGTTAGAAATGATTTGGCTAAGAGATATCAAGATATTCTTCAGGCTTTGGCTGATCAGAAGATTGATACAAAAGAAATTACCATTCTTGCCAAAATATGGGGAGTTCCTATAGAAGCAGTAGAAGCATATTTGGCAACATTGTTTGCTGTTGAAGATGCAACTATAACAGATGATGAAATTGTAAATCTTGCTATGAAGTGGGGTAGTACTCAAGCCCAGGCAGCACAGTATTTAGATTTCTATCAGTATCTAAATGACGGTATCCTAAGCGATGCTGAAATTGAGAAACTTAAGTCTAAGTGGAAGTTAACTGAAGACCAAGTACGCATGTATGCTGACTTTGTTGGCGTAGTAAATGATGGTAAGTTAACTGATGCTGAAATTATTAAGATTCAGGATAAGTGGAAATTAACTACTGATCAGGTTGTTGAATATATTAAGAAGATTGGTTCTCCAGTTTCTTATTCAGGTACCCTGATTGATCCTGCCAGAGCAGCAGAAATTGGATGGCTAAACGCTACAGCAGCCCTACAAAGATATCTTGATCTTCTTAAGGCTGGTAGTGGAGTTGTTGTTACAAATCCAGCAGTACCACCAACAGTTACACCACCAGTCGTTGTTACACCAAAGGTGGATGGTTCAGGATTGGGTGGATCAAAAACAGATTCAGCAGCATCCTCTGCAGCCAATGCAATTGCGTATGCAGTAGCAAAAGCAACAGGAGACACAGCAAAAGCAGCAATCGCAGCAGCAGGAGTTACTCCAAGTGCCCTTGCATCACAAGAGTCTGGAGCAATTGGTGCAGCATCTATAGCAGCACAACTTGCAGCAGCAGAACAACAAGTAAAGATAGCATCATCATTAGCAGCATTTAAGGCTAAGGAAGCACAAGATTTGGCAGCATCTCAAGCAGCCTCAGCACAAATGGATTATGATGAAAGATTTAGATTTAACAGAGGAACAGTCGCTACTGCATCAAGCATGAACAGTGGAAACCTTATGGCTGGTGGATCACCAGTTATCAATGTAACAGTACAAGGCTCTGTAACATCAGAACAAGACCTCGTTCAAAGTATTAGAACAGGACTATTGCGTGGTCAATATAACGGTCAAAGCATAACATTAGAGGCGATATAAAATGAGTTTGCCTACACTTAAAGTAGAAATTGACTTTGCAAATGGTCCATCATTTTCCTATCCTTTGCTTCTTGATAGTGGAACATATGGATTATTGGATGTTAACACATTAGGAGATGCACCTGCAGATGTTGTTGATATTTCTGATCAGGTATTAAGATGCTCTACTCGTAGAGGTCGTAACCGTATTCTTTCTAACTTTGAGGCTGGATCTGCGACGGTAGTGTTAAATGATCCTAATTCAGACTTTAACCCATTTAATGCAAGTGGTCCATACTATACAAAGTTATTACCATTGCGTAAGATAAGAATCTATGCACTTACTCCACTTGATGGAGATTTTGTTGAAGTTAACCTATTTGCAGGATATATTACTTCCTACGATACTGGTTTTTATCAAGGAACAAATGAGACTTCTACAGTTACATTGCAGTGTGTTGATGGATTCCGTCTACTAAACAATGTCTCTACAGGAGAACTGCCTGTTCCTGGATGCCCAGCAGGTCAGTTATCTGGAGCAAGAGTAAACTCTTTACTTGACTTCTCAGACTTCCCAGGCTCAATGAGATCAATAAATCCTGGACTTTCTACAATGATGGCTGATCCTGGTGGACAAAGAACATTGCTACAGGCAATTCAAACTATTGAGCAGTCTGAATTTGGTGCTTTCTTTATGCAAAGATCTGGACAGGCAGCGTTTTTTGATCGTGAAACGGTATCTGAATTAGCAGATGTTACTCCAAGATTCTATGCAGATAATAGTGCTCCTGGCAGCCTTACATACACAAATCTTGACTTTGCATATGACGATCAATTAATTCTAAATGATGTTACGATTACAAGATATAACGATGGCACTCTACCTGCCCCAATTCCTCAAGAAGTTATAGATCAATTTAGCATTGACACATATTTCCTCAAGTCTGGTCAAAGAAC